ATAATGCATCAACCTCTTTAAGTGTTAATGAATTCAATAGATCAGTTCTATCTTTTTTGTTTATTTTATATTTAAGATTTTCTATGGCTTCTTCTCTAGTCTTGCCTTTACCAACAAGTCTTGAATATTTGCCTGATTCATATTTTACTTTTTTCATTTTATTATCCTTTTTCATTTTATGTACATATTATAATACGAAATGGAATATATATGCAAGTATTATTATAGATATTTTTAATTAAGCTATATATTGTGCTAATCTATCCAATAAGATACTATATAATGTAATTATGCCTATACCCAAACCATACAATAATGAGTCTAGGCAAGAATTTACAGAACGATGCATGGGAGATAGCACTATGGTTGATGAATATAGAGATTCAGATCAAAGGTTAGCTGTCTGTAACACCAGTTATGAAAACAATAAAGAAGATTCTTTAGATAGCAAACGAGAACTGAGAGAAGATGTTTTTACTACTGAAGAAGAAGCAGAAGCAAGAGCAGAAGAAATAGGTTGCGTAGGAACACACTCTCACGATGAAGATGGCAATGTCGTATATATGCCATGTAAAACCCACGAAGAATATACTGAACTCACTGGCAGAGAAGTTTCAGGTTATCACAAAAAACCAAAGAAAAAGAAACCAAAAGATATGAAAGATGCACTAGAGCATCTTGAAGAAGTATTGTCTATCAAAACAGACTTAAAAGCTTATCATGACGATGAAGATGAAAATAAAGACTATGGTACTTTTGAAGGTTATGGTTCTGTATTTGGTAATAAAGATTTAGGTAATGATGTAATAGAATCTGGTGCTTTTGCAAAATCATTAAAAAGAAAAAAACCATATCAGGTCAAACTTCTTTATCAACATAAATCAGATATGCCTATCGGTGTATTTGACGAGATCAGAGAAGATGAAAAGGGTCTATATGTAAAAGGTAGATTAGCTTTAAAAACACAAGCTGGTCAAGAAGCCTATGAATTATTAAAAATGGGTGCGTTAGATGGTTTATCCATCGGATTCAGAGTAAACCCACAAGAAGTTTCTTACGATAAAAGAGCAAACAAGCGAATTATCAAAGAAGTAGATTTAATGGAAGTCTCGTTGGTAACTTTTCCAATGAACCCCAAAGCCACAGTAATGTCGGTCAAAGGTGAAGAGATAACCATAAGAGAATGGGAAAATGGAATGCGAGATGCTTTCTCGTTATCTCGTTCAGAAGCGAAAGTTGCAGCAAAAGCTGTAACTGATGCATTCAGTCAGCGAGATGTTGACTCTAATGCTGAATTGGTAGATGCCATAAAAAATTTAACTTTAACCTTAAAATCTTAATAGGAGATTACTATGTCGGAAGATGTAAAAAACGCTATTCAAGAAATGGGTTCAACCTTTGAAGAATTTAAAAAGGTCAATGACGAAAGACTTGAAAAGCTAGAAAAAGGCGAAAGTACAGCATATGTGGACGAGAAATTAGCTAAAGTTGAAGCTAAGATGGATTCTTATGAAGACATCAATCAAAAACTCACAGTTGCTGAAGCTAACGCTGAAAACATCAAAAGCCAACTAGAAAAACTTGAAACAGTTGTAAAAAGACCAAATTCAGGTTTTGAAAGTAAGCAAGTAGATGAATACATGGAAGCTTTTGACAGATATTGCAGAAAAGGACTTGAAGGACTTAGCGATACTGAGAAAAAAGCTTTAACAGTCAGCAATGACTCAACTGGTGGTTATTTAGCACCACCTGAATATGTGAGAGAACTTATCAAAGATGTTACAGAAATCTCACCTATTAGAAGCATTGCTAGAGTAAGAAGCACTGGGCAAAGAAGTGTACAGATTCCAAAGAGAACTGGTACTTTTGCTGCACAGTGGGTTGCTGAGAGTGGCACAAGAAGTGAGACTACTGGATATACAGTTGGTTTAGAAGAATTACCTGCACATGAATACTATGCGTTGGTTGATATTTCTGAGCAAGACTTAGAAGATTCAGTATTTGATCTTGAAGCAGAAATGCAATCAGAGTTTGCAACACAGTTTGCAAAAGCTGAAGGAACTGCATTTGTAAGTGGTAACGCTGTAGGTAAGCCTGAAGGTTTCATGACTAACAGTAGTGTTGGTTCTGTTGACACAGGTTCAAATTCAGCTATTACAGCAGATAGCTTGATCTCACTTGTGCATAATATTAAGTCTGATTATGGCAGAAATGGTACTTTTGTATTTAACAGAAGCACTTTAGCTGAAATAAGAAAGCTTAAAGATACTGCAGGTCAGTATGTTTTCCAAACAGGTATGATGTTAGGTGGTAACATGGTAAACACCATCTTAGGTCAACCATATGTGGAAGCTACAGATATGCCTTCTATAGCACAAAATGCTTTCCCAGTCGCTTTTGGTGACTTTAGCAAAGCATACATGATCGTAGATAGGGTGGCTTTAGCTGTATTAAGAGACCCATTTACCCAAGCAACTACTGGTAATGTAAGATACATTGCTAGAAGAAGAGTTGGTGGGCAAGTGATTCTTCCTGAAGCCATAAATAAACTTAAAGTAACAGCGTAAGCAGGGAGTAGTAAATGAAAGACTTAGCTAATAATATTAGTATTATTCAATCAATTGCACCTGTTGTTGGTACAAGTGACACAAATGGCACTGGTGTAGATTTACAGTTTTTTGAATCTGCAACAGCAGTTGTTGATACTGGTGTAGAAGGAGATACTCTTTCATCATCTGTCAAAATTGACTTTAAATTAGAAGATTCAGATGACAATTCTACATTTTCAGCAGTTACAAGTTCTCTTCATGTAACTGATGGAAGTGTTGATTCAAATGGTATCTTCTTAACTTTAGATGCAAATGCAGAGACACCACAAGTAACCTCAATTGGTTATGTTGGTGGCAAAAGGTATCTAAGAGTAGTAGCAGACTTTACTGGTACACACTCTAATGGTACTCCGATAGCTGCAACTATCATCAAAGGAAGTCCAAGACACAACACTGATGCAGATACTTTATCAACTGCATAATTGATGTATATTAGTGGGGTGGCAACACCCCACGCTTTAGAGGAAAAAAAATGGCAAGAAAATTTAAAATAGTAGTTCCAAAACCAGCTTCTTGTAATGAGCATGGAACTGAAGTGAAACTTTACAAAGCTGACGAAATCGTTGAATCTGAAGGTGCATGGCAAGATGATGTCATGGAAAAGTTCATTGAAAATGGTTGGGCAATGGAAGTTAAAGTTGATTCAGTAGAAGAAACTGTTGATGTTGAAGCTGATGTCAAAGAAGTTAAAAGAGCAAGAAATAAAAAAGGACAACTTATAGGTGATGATCCTGACACTCCTGATGTAAATGAAGCATGGGAAGGTGGAAAAGCACCAAAGAAAAAAACGACTGCAAAAAAGAAAACTACTAAAAAGAAAACAACAAAGAAAGCATCATCATAAATTCTTTGTTATCATAAACATAGCAGAAGCTTAATGGTAGATACCATGCGATTTATAGGAAGTTTATATGAGTGCAGGTTATCATCATTTTATCATTGAGCAAGGTGCTACTTTTGGGCAAACACTTACTCTCAAAGATTCATCTAATGCATTAATCAATCTGACAGGTTTTACAGGTGCTATGTCACTCAAAGAAAAACCTGATGCATCAGCAACAGTATTATCTCTAACCACAGCAAATGGTCGTATGACTATGGGTGGTAGTGCAGGAACAATAGTCTTAACAATAAGTTCAACAGATACTGGCAATCTTACACCTGATGATGGTGTATTTGATTTAGAGATTACAAGTGGTGCTGGTGTGGTGACAAGGATCATAGAAGGTACTTATAGTGTTAGGAGAAACATAACAGCATGAGTTCTGTTGATAGCATCACAATTACAAGTGTAAGTACTGTAAATCAAATCACAATCACTGATACAAGTGGTATTACAGTTACAACAGTTGGTACACAAGGAGTTGCAGGTCCAAGTGCCATTATGGCAAGAGGTATAGATCAGAATACTGCTGGTGCAAGTAATAATGGTGCTTTACTTATATATGACAATGGCAATACTCAATGGACAGCAAACGATACAACTGTTGCCAAACAACTAACACAAAAATTATTTAATTTACAAATAGGTGAAAGTGGTGCAACAGTCACCACAATATTAGACGAAGACGATTTTAGTAGCGATTCTGCAACAGCTTTAGCTACACAACAATCAATCAAAGCATATATAGCTAGTCAAATCACACTTGAAGATTTAGACATTACAGATGGCTCAACAACAATAGCTATTGACTTAGATAGTGAAACTTTAGGATTACTTGGTGGTGTAGGTATTAGTAGTACAGCAAGTGGTAACAATGTTACCTTTGCTATTGATGCGACTGTCGTTACTTTAACAGGAACACAGACACTTACAAATAAAACACTCACTTCCCCCACACTTACATCACCAGTATTAAACACAGGAATATCAGGAAGTGCGTTTCTTGATGAAGATGATATGTCAAGTAATAGTGCTACTAAACTTGCTTCGCAACAGTCAATCAAGGCTTATGTAGATAACCAACTGACTTTAGAGGATTTAGATGTAACAGATGGATCAAACAATGGTTCAATAGACCTAGATAGTGAAGTTCTTGGTTTATTAGGTGGCACTGGACTAACATCTAGTCTTAGTGGTAATAATTTTACTTTTGCCATAGATGGAACAGTTGCGACATTAACTGGTACACAAACATTAACAAACAAAACACTTACATCGCCAAAGATAAATGGATCAACAGCAATAACAACTACTGGTACAGAAATAAATGTATTAGATGGTGATACAAGTGCAAGTTCTGTAGTCATAGTTGATGCAGATCAATTTATAGTCAATGACAATGGCACGATGAAACAAATAGCTGTAACAAGGCTTGATACATACTTTTCAGGCACTACAGCTACACTAACTAACAAAACATTAACAAGTCCTGTGCTAAATGGCACATTATCAGGTACAGCATTTAAAGATGAAGATAATATGGCTAGTAATTCTGCTACAGCAGTTGCAAGTCAGCAATCTATCAAAGCTTTTGTTGAATCACAGATCACAGCACAAGATTTAGACATATCTGATGGTAGCAACGATATATCCATAGATTTAGATTCAGAAACACTTACATTGGCAGGTGGTACAGGTATAGATTCCACTGCAAACACAAATACAGTGACTTTTGCTATAGATAACACTGTAGCAACACTAACAGGTAGTCAAACGCTTACAAATAAGACAATTGATGTAGATAATAATACAGTAAGTAATATTGAAGTAGATAATCTTAAATCAGGTGTGTTAGATACCGATTTATCTAGTGTTGCAGGTACAGATACGACATTAGCATCTGCAAAAGCCATTAAAACCTATGTAGATAGCCAAGTTACAGCACAAGACCTAGATATAAGTGATGGAAGTTCTACAATTGCGATTGATCTTGATTCTGAGACATTATCTTTACTTGGAGGTACTGGTGTAACTTCTACAGCTTCAGGTAATGGTGTTACTTTTGCAATAGGTCAATCTGTAGGAACTTCCGATAATGTAGTATTTAATCAAGTTACTAGTGCGTTGGTTGGTAATGCATCAACAGCAACAACTTTACAAACAGCAAGAACCATTGGTGGTGTATCTTTTGATGGTTCTGCAAACATAGATTTAGCTGGTGTCAACAGTACAGGTAATCAAGATACAACTGGAAATGCAGCAACAGCAACAGCTTTAGCAAATGCTCGTACAATAGCCTTATCAGGCGATGTAACTGCTTCAGGTGTATCATTTGATGGAACAGGCAATATCACCTTATCCACTACAATTGCAGCTGACAGCGTGGCTCTTGGAACAGACACTACAGGCAACTTTGTTGCTGGAATTAGTGGTACAAGTAATGAAATAGAAGTTTCAGGTTCAGGAAGTGAAAATGCTACAGTTACAATAGGTTTACCTGACAATGTAACAATCACAGGCAATCTTACAGTCAATGGCACGACTACGACAGTCAATACATCTACATTAGAAGTAGAAGACCCACTTATCAAACTTGCTAAAGCAAATAGTGGTGCAGATAGTGTTGACATAGGTTTTTATGGACTGTACGACACTTCAGGATCACAAGATTTATATGCTGGTTTATTTAGAGATGCAAATGACTCAGGTAAATTTAAGTTATTTAAAGATTTACAAGCAGAACCTACAACGACTGTAAACACATCAGGTACAGGTTATGCAGTAGGTACATTGGTTGCAACTTTGGAAGGG